CCACGTGCAGACCGTCAGACCATACAGTTTGATGCTTGTCTGCATAAAATGATGACCTCAGAACTTACTCGTGGAATGGCGCTGCCTCTATTGCTGGGCCAGTCCACTGTCGGAGAACACCTTTATGCTGATCTTGCTCAACAACCGCATTTACTGGTGTCGGGAGCTACTAACTCAGGGAAAAGTGTATTTACCGCGCAGCTTATATGCTCGCTTTCTCTGTTTCGCGCTCCAGAAGAGCTTGAGTTTATCCTTGTGGATACTAAGAACCTTGATCTCGTATTGTTCAAGGGACTTGAGCATGTTAGATATGTTCTCAACAACATTTCTGACCTCAGAGCCGCACTTACAGTTTTACTTGACGATGTTAGGTTGCGAAACGCACAAATGAGTGGATTAGCGCGGAATATCAGAGAGTGGAACCGACTTGAAGAGGATAAGAAAATGAAGTACAAAATCCTCATCATCGACGAACTTGCGGATGTGCTAGATCAGGATAACGCATTCTTAGCACAGATCGAGCGTAAAATGCGTCCGCCGTCGATACACTCACTCTTGAAAACCATTGCACAAATCTCGAGGGCCGCTGGAGTACATCTCATTTTAGCTACTCAACGGCCTTCAGTCAAGGTAATCTCCGGGGATATTAAGGCAAACTTTCCTGCTAGAGTATCCTTCAAACTCCCATCAAGCATGGACAGCAGAGTTATTCTTGATGAAACCGGCGCTGAGAATCTACTCGGCATGGGCGATTATCTGTACAAGATAGCAGGCTCCGATACCGTCAAGCGAGCGCACAGCGCGTTCGTCTCGATCAACGATATCGCTAACATTCTCACACAGAACGAGAACATAAGGAGACAGTATGCCGAAGTCGGTAGTAAGATGTAACCACTGCAACAGACCGATAATATGCGATGATCCTCTTGCTTATGGTGAGTGGATTCACAAGGAAACCAAAAGTGTACCAACAACGTATTTCGCTTGTTCTATGTATGCCAGAACAAAGTCAAAGCGTGATTCACATCCACCATTCGCAGAACCAAAGGAATTAACCGATGACACAATCAAGAGCTGAAGCAGAAGCATTGATGGAGCAGCAGCACGGCTTCAACACGTCACAAGGTAACTTTTACGAGCAAGAAGACGAGGACGACGACGAAGAACAAGATGACGAACCCTATTGGAATGAGCATGTTGCTGATCTTTGTGCTAACTGTGCTCATATGAGAGAATTCCACGTTAACTACACTGAAGACTGTTGCGAAGCTAACTGCGACTGTCTTTCTTTTAAGGAGCCAGGATGAAATACTACTACGACGGCTATTGGGGCGTTTTCTTCAGACGCTCTATTGAGGCAGGTACCGGACCTGCTACGCTTGACAGCGCAGTAAAACCCACGGACCTAGAGTTAATTGGCTTTGGTTACAGCGGCCATCCCTCTATTCTCAACGACATACACTCACGTAACCTTGCAGATCAAGGCCCGATCCCGGCAGGTTTGTACACATTCTCAGGGCCATTTACTGATCCTAAGCGCGGCCCGCAATGTTGGCGGCTTGAACCTGCAGCCACGAACCGCATGTTTGGTCGGTGCGCGTTCATGAATCACGGCGATACAGCAGCAATGGCTCACAATGCTTCAGACGGTTGTATCATAAGTCCGCACTGGGTAAGAAGTTTGTGGACTGACGGTGATACGTTGGAGGTGCTGTAAGAGCGCTCACACTAGCTCACTCGGTAGGCGGCTCCCGATTCTTGGAGGCCGCCTTCCATTTTCGGGATTTGGGCGTAAGTCGTTGAAAACAAAAGTGCATACGGCCTTTTTTTGCCCCTTGACGGGGTGCATACACGCGCGTATCATGGAAAGTATGGCAACCCGAACCGAACCGACCGTAGGAACGACCGTGCGCATATTTCAAGCGCAGGATGATGCGCTTAGAGTAGATTATCCGCGACTTAGCAAGAGCGCATTGATACGTGTTCTGTTACACTTATTCTTATCTAAACAACTACCTGCAGATGTCTACCCTCTAGCTCTGGAGGAAATGGATAGGGCCGAGAAGGCTCAAAAGAGCAATAAGACCAAACAAGTTTCTGTAGCATAAGCATACAAGGAGAATAGCATGACAGAACACGATGATTTCGTGATTGGTGACCTAGCTGACACAGAAGGTGGAGAAGATGCTAGAGATGCTGATGAAATTCAACAAGAGTTATTTGCGCCGACGGATGAGCCGGAAGAAATCACAGCAGAAGAGGCTTCACACACGGATATTCCAGCGGAGCCAACAGAGATTGAAGAATCCCATCTAACAGTAACCGTATGTGATTGCTGTCTTGAGTTAAATCTCACACATCCAACGTCAGTAATAAGATGTGCTCGATGTGGCCAAGCGTTTTGTTTTCACTTTGCTTCTACGATTGATGCGCAGTATTGTGTGAACTGTCTAAGTGACATTGCGGTGGCTAAGAGCGTTATCACTAAGACATACGAACACAAAAATGCTGAAGGACAGACGGTATTCTACAGACGCAGGGCCAGGGAGATACAGATTAGCGGTCTGGATTGGCTCTTTGCGCAGCGTAAAATTATAGAATTATCCGATCTTGAGCTTGATCTTAGTATTGAGTATCATCGAAACATTCTGTCGCTGATGTGCACTGAGCAAGAGCAACGTCGTACAGCTAAAATGCACAGGTATGCTGGTATGAAGATTCATCTAACACCTTCAACAACAGGTGTGAACCATACTACTACGACAACAGTGAAGAAAACTCGCACAGTGTCGAAGACCAAGGCGCAAGAACAAATAGCGGCGCTGCTCAAGAACATGGCCGCCAAAGGAATGACGATGGATAAGATAGCTGCACTTTTGAAGAAAGCGTAGGAGGCACAGTGAAAATTCCAACTTGTACTTGTCATGAGGGTGCAGACAAAAGAAATTGGATAGAAAATTTAGATTGTCCTTTTCATCATCCCAAACATGACACTCCAAACGATCAAGTGAACCATCCTTCACACTATACCTTTGGACGCTTTGAGGTTATAGATGTGCTACAGGATTGGTTTCCATCGAGTCCTCTGCTTTGGCAAGTTGTGAAGTATGTTGCCAGAGCACAGCATAAAGGTAACGTGCTGCAAGACTTGAAGAAAGCTCAGTTTTATCTCAACAAGCAAATTGCAGAATTGGAGAAGTAGATGAAACCCTCCGGTCAGTTGATTGAGTTTCTCAATCGTACACCGCTTCCGTGGGTACGCTATGATGAGGCTAAGCAGAAGTTGATTGTCGTGATAGACAATCATATGTTGAGCACGTATAGAAATTGTCCTCAACATTTCTTTTACTCCAACGTCCAAGGCTACCAAAAGAAGTCCGGCGTTAAAGAAGGAGAAAAAGAACGTGCGTGGTATTTGGATTTTGGCGTTCTACTTCATAAGATGCTGGAGATGTACTATCAGGAGTTTAAGAATCCTGACTTTGATGTTACTAAGTGGGCTTCTGTTCGTGCTATGGCCGAGTGGCAGAAAATGAATATGGATGTTCACTCAGAGCACAAGGAGTTTAAGGTTATCGGCGGCGCGTTTGGTTTCGCTGGCTTGTTGATGCAGTATGCATCTGTAATGTCGCCGTTGAATGAGAAGATCAGAGTTCTTGGTACAGAAGTCTCATTTGGTAGAAACGGCGAAGTGCCTCTGTACATCGGCGAGGATATTGAAATCTATCTCGCTGGTCGCATGGACCTGATCGTAGACGATGGATACTTCATCTGTCCTATGGATCATAAGACAATGGGTGCTTTTCGCGGCGATCCTGGGATGCAATTTGAAACGGAGGAAGGTCCAACAGGGTACATTTATGCACTCTCGAAGATTCTTCCGCAGTTTGTACCAGAGGACCAGCTCTTGAAGCGTGATTGCTCGAAGATTCTGATGAACTTAATTCAGAAGAAACCAGCTTCCACACCGCAAGAACGATTTAAGCGCGTGCCGATTAGGAAGACGTCAGAGCAGCTCGAAGCCTATCGTTACAGGATGCTTGCAACTGTACAGCATCTAATTCTCGATACAGAGAGTTTTGCAGCTAGTTTTCCTCTCTGGCGTAACACAACAGCTTGCACAAACTGGCACATGACAACGTGTGCGTTCAGAGATGTATGCAGACAGAGTTCCAGAGAAGCAGAACAAGCTACTCTCAACAATGGTTTCCTTAA